GTAAGAAATAAATAATTTTGCAAAGATAAAAGTTCACGAACAAAATTGTTCAAAAAAGTAATATATTTCAGTATACATTACATGTTTACCAAAAGAGCAGGCCAGTATATGGATGATAATGCTATACACGACAGAGTGTTACTAACTGCCAATTAATAGAAATTAAAAGGAGGCCGACTTACGCCGACCTCCTAATAGGTTTGACTTCTAGTCAAGTCTGGGTTGATTACCAGCGCTTGTTCTGGAAGGTCATGCCACCCGGAGCATTGACCATTTCGTCGTTCTGGTCAACAACGTATTCCAGACCCGGTTCCAGAGAGTCACCGGAGAAGGAACCATTGCTCTGCCACGGCTGGTTGCCCTCAGAGAGGTCAAGGCCGTAGAGGACGTTGTTCACGTTGAGGAACTGGACAAGACGGTAGAACTGGCCAGCACCGAGGAGGTTAGCCACGATGGCGTAACGGCTCTTGACGATGAGGCGCGGAGAACCATCTTCCTGACCAGCGGTCTTCGTGAAGATGTATGGGATATACGGCATGAAGATGATACCTGATTCACCCTGACGACCACCCTTGAAGCCAACGAGGGCATAGGAGGCGTTAGCGTAGATATCCTGGTAGAGCTTAATCTGGCCGTTGAGCAACGTACCAGCGTCAGCAACACCACCGGCCGGCTGGAAGTCGACGTTAGTGCCGAGGTAGCCACCCGGGTTGTAGATACCGGTGTTCAAGGTAGCGATAGCAGCAGCCACGTCCGGGGAAACAATGGCAAAGTTACCGCAGCCCATACGGGTCGTAAGAGAAATCTTACGAGACACGGCGATGAGGGTGTTCACGATGCCGGAAGCGATGCTTTCAGCAGACCAACGACCCTTGGCCGGACCAGCTTCAGTCTTGGAGAGGTCAACAGTGATGACCTTTTCGCCACCGAGCTTTTCGTTCTGGGCGACCATCACCATGGCCATGAGGATTTCACGGTCGATTTCCTGCTGGATTTCGAACTGGAGGCCTTCGAGGAGCAGGGCTTCAACGTCCTGACCGTGGGCAGCAGCCATATCCTGCTGGAGTTCGAGGGTGTAGTGGCTCTTGATGGCGCGAGTACCGACGCGGATAGCACCAGAAATCACCTTGATGGAGGCCTTCTTGATGTTGTAAGCGTAGGCACCGAGTTCATCGGAACCATCCATGGTGTCACCACCAAAGTTGTTGTAGAGCTGACCGTAGGAAGCGCCATACGGATAAGCGAGGCCAGTGCGTTCCTGAGTACCTTCAGAGTAGTTGGAAAGCATTTCGCCTGCACCGGTGCGCCACGGGTTGAACGTGGTGGCGAAGCCAGTATGGTCGGCAACGAGGTCATAGCCGATTTCCTGCTTCTGACCGAAACGGAAGGCAGTAGACTTCAGCGGTTCGTTATCGTAGAGGTAACGGAGAGCGAAGTATATGCCGTGCGGGGTCGTGGTAGGAATCACAGCTACCGTATTCATTGCAAGCAGTTCCGGGAACTGACGGCGGATGAGCGGGAGGGCATACTGCTGGTACTGCGCCACATCCGAAGACACGTTGGCAGATTCGAGCAGCTGACCGTGGTTAAGCTTGTTCTGCGTTTCCATCAAGGTAGCGAGAACGGAAGCTTCAGTACGAGAACGCACAGCGCGGCCGAGGTTGCTGTTCAACACAGCATTCCACTTACGCGTGTACGAAGTAGGCTGAGCATTTGTCATTTTCTTTTCCTTTTTCCTTTAATAGGGTTGTTATCCGTCTTTGTCCTAGACGGTAACCCTACCGCCAGGGGGAGACTTAAACTCCCTTAGACTTCTGCCCTATTGTTTATAAAGTGTTGATAAAGGCACTTTGAAAACCGGCAAAAACCTGCATTGAAATTCGTTCCGACACCAACACTGGCATTTTTGCTATATTTTGTTGTATGGAATTGCAGCTCGATACATGCAAAATATGCGGAAAGGGGCCTTTCAGTAGTTATGCCGGCCTCTCCAAGCACCTATCCCAGATGCATCGAGAAGTAAGCAACCAGGAATACTATGACAAGTACCTGAAGCAACCAGGTGAAGGCGTTTGCGCACTGTGTGGAAAGCCCACCAAGTTCTCCGGCCGTCTTAACCGCGGATATTACCGGCATTGCTCGCAGAAATGTACCGCAAATGACAAGACCACGGTCGAGAAACGCAAATCGACCAACCTGGAAGAACACGGCGCCGAAGGCTACAACAACCACGAACAGACCACCCAGACCAAGCTGGAACGCTACGGGGACGCCAACTATGCGAACGGCGACAAGATAAGGGCGACTAAGCTCGCCCGCTACGGAATTGCCGGGTTCAACAATCCGGAAAAACGGAAGCTCACCAAGATAAAGCTGTACGGAAAGTCCAACTTCGTGAACCCAGAGAAGTGCGCCCGGACCAAGCTGGTTAGGTACGGCAGCGCAACATACAACAATCCGGAGAAGAACCAGGCGACAAAGCTGACAAGGTACGGGGACCCGTTCTACCTGAACCGGGAAAAGGCGCACGATACATACATCCGCGGCGCAATCGACAAGTACCAGGCTGCTGCGGGCAACCAGTGCCGCATACTGTCCTACGAGACCAGACAATTCCGCTGCATTTGCAACACGTGTGGTAGCGAGTTTACCATCCCAGTGAATACCGGGTACATGCGACTGTTCCGTTACGGAATCCAGTGGTGTACCGTATGCAACCCAGCAGAGACCTCGAGGTCCAAGGAGGAGGCTGCACTGATGGACTATGTAGTCAGCCTTGTCGGCGAGGGGAACGTGGTGAAGTCCGACAGGAATACCCTCCCGGGGCATGAACTGGACATCCACATCCCTTCCGAGGGACTGGCGATAGAGTTCGACGGGCTATACTGGCACAACGAGCTGAAGAAACCGGACGTGTACCATCTCAGGAAGACGGAGGACTGCGAGGCGAACGGTATCCGCCTTATACACGTATTCGAGGACGAGTGGAACTACCGGATGGACATCGTGAAGTCAAGGATTTCCGGGCTTCTCGGCAAGAACGGCACCGTGTATGCCAGGGACTGCGAAGTAAGGGAACTTACGGCAAAGGAAGCGGACGACTTCCTGGAGGAGAACCACATACAGGGCAAGTGCGTATCGAAGTGGCGCTATGGACTTTTCAGGGAAGGCGTCCTCGTCGCGTGCATGACTTTCGGTCCAGGACGTTTCTCGGAATGTACCGAACTCCTTAGGTTCTGCACGCTGAAGTACACCGGGGTCACCGGGGGCGCATCCAGGCTGTTCGCCCATTTTGTAAAGGACCATCCCGAGATATCCGAGATAGTGTCCTTCGCCGACCGCAGGTGGAGCCCGAGGGACGCGTTCTATCCGAAGCTCGGATTCGAGCTCGACGGCAAGACCCGTCCGGGCTACTTCTATGTCCTGAATAACGTCCGGCACAACCGCATGGAGTTCACCAAGAATCGCCTGGTGGAGGCCGGATTCTCCCCGGAAATGACCGAGCACGAGATAATGCTATCCCGGAAAATCTACAGGATATACGACTGCGGGAACTGGCGCTATGTCTGGTCCAGGAAATAGAAAATCCCGGGGAAATCCCGGGATTTTGACATTTTTACAGGCCAGGGAAGCTCCCGCCTCCGCCCATGTCGCCACCTTCCTCGCCTCCGCCGGAAGGAGCGGTCTCTCCCATCTCCTCCGCCTTCTCCTTCTTGAGGTATTCCTTGTTCTCCAGGTAGTCCGCATCGTTGAGGCCGAGACCGCGACGAAGGCAGAACTCCTTGGCAAGGACGCCACCGGGGTTTTCCTTCGATGCGGTATGCTGCATCATCTGGCTGAAGATACCCAGCCGGGTGTTCCATACCTCGGCACCGATGAAGTCGTTGAACCCGTTGGCCTTCTTGAACTTTATGCGGAAGTTCATCGGCACCTTGTACCTGTCGGCAATCTTCCTGTCGGTGTCGAGCACCATGAGGAACAGCTTGAGGAGCACTGAGCGCATCGGGCGCTGGTACTTCTGGATGAGCCTTGCGAACGATATTTCGGCAACGGTGACCTCGCCAATCTTGCCCTGCGTATAGCTCTGGGAGTCGCCGGCGAGACAGGTGATTCTGCCGGGGGGAACCATGAGGGAGTTCACGAGGTTCCTC